ACTACCCCATTTTCGTTCTTGTGAGAAACCGAACGGAGAGCGTCCATATACAGTTCAAGAGCTTTTCGGGCTGCCGGTGTGTTGGAAGTCATGTCTATAGCGTAGCTATCTTCAACATGGTCGATGTATTCATCTAGTTCCTCTTCATCTCGCGCTACCGCTCGTGCCTGTTCTTCCTGCTCTTTGACTAAATCCTGTCGGATAGATTCTCGGAGTCTTTCCTCGCGTTGCTGGTCAAGTTTCTGTTGGAGTGCCCACGCTTGTCGCGTTTCCGGCTTGTCGCCCCACATCTGTAGCCATTCATTTGGTACGTCTTGTGGCGCACTAGCACGTTGGATTTCCTCCACTGCTTTCAATCTTGCTTCGCGTTCTATGAGGTCGCGTTCTCGTTGTGAGATTCGCTGTTCCCATTTGGAAGAACGTTCACGTCGCTCTGCTCTATTTCTTGGCTCCTCTTCCTTTTCAGGCTCTTGAGCCGCCTTGGGTGCTCCTGGGAGTTCTTGATTGAGTAGGTCGTTCTGGTCTTGTCGATTGCCGTCGTCTACATCTTTCAAGAAATCCTGTACTGATTCATCCATGAGTTTGCGCTTTTCAGCGACTTACCTCTTTTTCAAGAGTATTGCTAATAGTATACACCTTTCGGGACAACTTTTTTGAGGGGAAAGGTGTGGATAACCCCATTGACGCTATTTACGCTTCTTTCGCTCGATAGCTTCTTCTTTGTTTGAGTGTTTCTTTTCCATCGCACGTCCTTTGGCTGTCTCCTTATTTCCCTTCATTACGCCGAGCTTGTTCATCACCTTGTATGGGATGTCAGACTTTGCTCCGTATTCTTTCTTGAGCTTTGATTCGAGGAAGCGAGGCATGTTATTTCTTAGGTTTACCACCTCCATAATCATCAAAAGATGGATTAGTTACACGATGGGCATGAAGAAATTTTGTATATTTCCCATTCTTTGCTCCGTAAGAACTAGAAAACTTCATCCCTCCTTTTTCGTCATGAACTTTTATCTTCTTCCCACTCTTCACCTTCTTCATCGCTTGTTCTTTTGAGTTCATGTTAGTTATGGATATGCGCCATGCGCTTTTTAATTGCTATCTCTTTTGGGCTGCCCTTCTCGAACTTCACCTTGAGCTTCTTCATGCCCTCTTTTTCTTTGTATTTGAGGGATTCAACATGCTCGCCGTGCTTGAGAACTGATTTGAGTTCGTCTTTCATAGATACTTGTGGTTATTTGGGTAATGGAACATTGGCGAGACTGGCGTTCGGCGGTGTTTCCGCCGTCGTAGGCGCACCTTGAGGCGGTATTGGTTGTGGTGCCCCGCCTGGTGCTCCTTGCGGTTGCCCTGTGGCACCTTGCTGGGGTTGCTGCCCCTGTAGCTGTTGCATAAGCTCAGGGAAGTTTAGTTGCATATACTGCTGAGGTGCAACCTTCCATAACACCGCCATTTCAGCAGTCTGTTGCGGATCGGGGAAGTTAAGTATCGTGAGCAGCGACTTCGGGTCAATCGCTCCTGCACTCCACAGCTCCATCGCCTGATTCATCTGCGTAAGCTCGTCCTTCGGCTTCATTGAATCGGGAGCAACCGACACCACAAGCTTATGTCCTCCGAACGATTGGGAAGAGATGATAGAGAACTCCTGTGCCTTGTTTGAGCCGATGATAGAAGCCATATGTGGCTCGTCATAGAACACCATGTAGAGCTGGACGAACCAGTTGAATGCGTCCTCGGCTACACTTGCAATCTTCTCGCCCACGCCGCCTCCGATACGAGACGAGTCAAATTGCTGGTTGAGTATCATGCCACGAGCTGTAGTGTCCTCATTCGGTTGCTGGGGAGTGATGCCGTTCGTACCGAAGATTGTCCGTATGTTGTTAGCGGTTACATCAATGGCGGTAAAGAATGACTGTGGAAGTCCTGGAGCTGGAAGGGTAACGACAGCCTCTGATACGGGACGACCTGGCGGGACAAGTATCGGGTGCCCTATCTGACGAGCACGCGCGGCTTGCTTGCCCGTCTGCTGATTGAAATTGTCTGCCGAGATAGCGAGTCCGTTGTTGGAATTCTGAATGTTTGCGTCTACTTGCTTCAACATTCGTGTGTACTTGTTCTGGTTCGGAATGTTCTGCTCAATGAGTCCCGTTACGTCATACGGCTCTTCTCCGAACGAGAATACTGAGAGGAAGGTGTAGGGCTTGATAGGCTTTGCAAAGTGATTCTCTTGGTCTTTGCCGTAATTGTAGAAGTAGTTTTTGCCCTTATCGAGCACTTGATTGACGAGGGTGCAGTAGTACATATCGTTATCCCACCACTCGGTATAGGTCATGTCGGTTCCCATTTTCCCTTCACAAAGAAGAGTAATGTAGTCCTTATGCTTAGGGAAGCGTTCTGCGAGCTTCTCGGCGGTCATAGTCATGCGTTCACCCGTCCAACCTGTGAAGTGTCCGTATACGTCTACGTGTCCTTTGGGGTCAAAAAGGAAGTTCTTTGTGTCGCGCACTGATACCGTAATGTCCTCTATGTCCTTTTCCCAGCCGTACTTGAGTACGCCGAGCATATCCACCATCCATCGTCTCGTCATCATCGTTAGATGTTCACGTATGCAAAGAGTATCCGAGTGGTACTGGAGCATTGTCTTTACATCGTCTGCGAGCTTATTTCCCTCTGGTGAGTTGTCGCTCCACACGACAGGGCTTGGGTTCTTCGCCATCGCGGCGGGGAAGAATGTCTCGGCAGCTTCAAAGAGAAGGTTACCCGTGATAGGTCCGTCCGTTACATCATAGGCAGTGTTATCCTCTTGGCGACCAGTATAGTATTTATAGTTTGTGTCCTGACGTTTGCGTATCTTTCCTTCGTATGAGGCATATGAAGTCTCGCGTTGCTTTGCTATGCGCATGAGCACTTCATCGCTTGTGTCCACATCGAGAACGTCTTTCTTTACACCAGTTACACCTTCCACCGTGTCTAGTGAAGACATTGGAAGTTTGTTCGTACCTAATTCGGCAAGTTGGCGCACACCTTCCACAGCGAGTCCTATAGCGTCTCTTGTTGGGTCTATGTTTGAGGACATGGTAATAAAAATGGCGACGCACCCTTTCGGGAACGCCGCCTGTGGTTTAGGTTAGGCTTACTTCAATATGATACTATAGGTTGTTTGTCAACGCCACTATCAACAGGTGTGGATAACGTGATAGTTCGTGTCTCTATCTTTGCCGGCGTACCCGACGAATCGAAGTGTATGGTTACACTTCCACCACGTATATCCCACGCCTTAGCCTTAGCAAGAAGGATAAATGCTTTGCACTCTTGGTCTGTGAGTTCAAATGTTGTCATTCCATTGGGTCGCCTTCGCGTGGTATGCCAGCAAACGGTTCGTGCGGCATGAAGCTCATCGTCTCGGAGAACTTGGTCATACCGGCAAGCATATAGTTTGTTGCATGAGCAAAATGGTCGGGACCGGAACGCTTCCATACATACTCTGCACCATAGAGTGCTGATGAATCCTTCTGTGGCTTATCGGGGGAAAGCACCAGCTCGCGGTACATATTAGCAAAATGCTTGGCGAACGGTGTCCACTCCTCTTTCGTACCATTCAACATGATACGTCCAGTATCTTTCATTTGGTCAAGCATAAGAGAAATCATGCGGTTGCGGTCTATCACCACCTTACCGAACTCGCTACTCTGTCCCCACTGTACGAGGTCTACGCTCTTTCTGTCCTTTCGGTAGTATGCGAGGAATACACGACCAGGAAACTCCTCTTGAAGTAATCGTATGCCTATGAGGTCGCCGCCCTGGTCTGATACTATCACCGCATTGTCCCAGAGTTTCAATAGGTCGCGTAGTGGTCGGTAGTCGTTACAGGTATCATGAAAGAACACACCGTCCTTATTGCCACACACGTAATGTATCGGGAGTCCAGTGTCCACGCCTATCACCACTCGTGCGGTCATTGGATTCGGCTTTGGAGAACAGTTAGCAAGTACCTGCTCTACGGTTATAGAGTCGGTCTTGCTTATGTAGGGAAGTCCTAGGACGTAATTGAAGAAGTATTGCTCGTCTTTGAGTGGGTCTTCTTTTGTCTGGATGATTTGCTCTGCGGTAATCCAGGGGCACATGAGCTGTGAAATGTGGTAGCCGGAGAAGATTCCAGTTGAAGTCGCTCGCCAA